CTCCTGCGCGGCCAGAACCCCTATGGCAGGGAAGGGGTCTACCACGCGCCCTGGCTGTTCGTGCTGCTCATTCCGCTGCTCTGGGTGCCCGAGGCGCTGGCCCCGGCGCTGCCCTGGCTCGCGCTGCTGGTGGTCGCGCGCCGTTCACGGGTCATTGCGCTGGTGCCTATCGTCGGTCTCTCACTGCCCTTCGTGCTGTTGACCTGGCTGGCAAATACGGACTGGATCGCGCTGTTCGGTCTGGTCGGCGCGGGCTATGCCGCGCCGTTGTTCTTGACCGTGAAACCGCAGGCGACGGGCCTGGCGCTGGCGGCCTATGTCAACCCACAGCGCGCGCGCTATCTGGTGCCCCTTGCCCTGGCGGGCGTCCTGGCGTTTTTGCTCTGGCGCTGGCCGCTGGTCATCGTCGAGCAGCGGCAGACGATCACCACCTACGGCCACAACTGGGCGGTCTGGCGCATGACCTGGCCGGTCGGTCTGTGGGCCGCGTGGCGCGCGTGGGCGCAGCGCTCGGTGATGTGGGGCTGCGTCGCCTCCGTGCTGCTGACGCCCTATCTGGCGTTGTACTCGCTCGTGCCCGCGCTGGTGGCCGTGACGCGACGGCATCCGAGGACCGGCGGCGCGCTCAGTCTCGCCAGTTGGGGGTTTGCGCTGTGGTGAAACGGGTGGAACTGCTGACGGGCGACCCGCAAGAGGGCGAAACGCGCCGCGCAAGGCTCGCCTGCAACGATTACCTGCGGTTGGGCCCGGGGCGTTCCTTCTCGTCGCTCATTCAAAGCTACGGCGATGGGCGTCAAAAGTCGGCTCCATCGACTTCCAAACGGGTTATCGAACGGTGGTCCTCACGGTTTGGCTGGCAGGCGCGCGCAGAGACCTATGACGCCGAGCTGGAGCGCCAGAAGAATGAGGCCGAGGCGCAGCGGCGCGCCGAGATTCTGGGCACCGGGTTTGCGCTCCAGTACGAGCGGGTGTCGGCATTGAAGGACATTGCCGGGCTGCTGCTGGACGACATTCGCGCCAAGGCAAATCCGGAAGATGAAACCTTCGCTGTCGACACCGATACCAGCACGGACTCGCAGCGCCAGCGCCCTGGCGTATGGCTGCGCGATGTAAAACAGATTGGCGCCGGTGAGGAGGCAGAGAAAGTCGCGATTGTGCGGTTTAATGCGGCGATTTTCGACAAGTTCTACCAGGCGCTGGATGACATCGCCAAAGAAGTGGGCGAGCGTGTGACCAAGACCGAAACGACTCTGGACGGCAACCTTGACCTCAAGCATGGCGTCGATTCTGAGCAGTATCAGCGAGCGGTTGCGACTCTCGCTGATGCCCTCCGAACGCTCCTTCCTGGAACGGGCGTTGAGGGGGCAAGCGCTGTGGGTTCCGCAGAGCCGTCCGCAGTGGCTGGCCGTGTTGAGCCGGGCGGATGAGCTGTTCTATGGCGGCGCGGCGGGGGGGGGCAAAACAGACCTGGGCCTGGGGATGGCCTTCGAAGGTCACCGGCGCGCGTTGTTTTTGCGGCGCGAGTACACGCAGTTGACCGACGTGATCGACCGGGGCGACGCCATCGCCGCGCCGATCCAGGTGGAGTTCAACCACCAGCGCCGTCGCTGGGAATTCGATGGGCGGTTCGTCGAGCTGGGCGCGATTGACCATCCGAAAGACCTGAAGAAGTACCAGGGCCGCCCGCGCGACCTGTACGTGTTCGACGAGGTGACGTATTTCCTGCGCGAGTGGGTGCGCTTCATCACCGCCTGGCGGCGCACGAGCGATCCCACCCAGCGCACGCGGGTCCTTCTGCTGGGCAACCCGCCCCTGTCGCCCGAAGGGGAATGGATCATCCAGGAGTTCGCGCCCTGGCTGGACGATCAGCATCCGAATCCGGCGCCGCCGGGCGAGCTGCGCTGGTTTGCCGTGCTGGACGATGAGACCGTTGAGGTCGGAGGGCCGGAACCCATCACGCATAAAGGGGACACGATCCGTCCCATCTCGCGCACCTTCATCCCGGCCTATCTGGACGATAACCCGTTCTATCGGGACACGGATTATAAGACGGTGCTCCAGAACCTGCCGGGCGTGCTGCCCGCGATTCTGCTCGACGGCGAATTCAACGTGCGGGCCGAGGACGATCCCTGGCAGGCGATCCCGACGGCCTGGGTCGAGGCGGCGCAGGACCGTTACCGCGCAGGCCAACGCCCGGAGGTGGCGCTGCGCGCCGTCGGGCTGGACGTATCGCGCGGCGGGGACGACGAGACGGTGGCCGCCAAGCTCTACCACGAATGGTTTGAGCTGCATAGCTGGCCGGGCAAGGCGATCCCGGACGGCCCGGCGGCGGCGGACCACGCGCTGAACGCCTGTATGGACGATGCGCCCGCGCCGTTTTTCGTGGACGTGATCGGCTACGGGGCGTCGGCGTATGACAGTCTCAAGGGACGAGACGGCGTGACGGCGTACCCGGTCAACGTGGGCGAGGGCAGCCAGGGGATGGACAAAACCGGTAAGTTCCCATTTTTCAACCTGCGGGCGGAAGTCGTTTGGCGCCTTCGGGAAGCCCTCGACCCGCAGAGCGACCATGCGATGGCGCTGCCCCCGGACCGGCAGGTCAAGGTCGATCTGTGCGCGCCGCGCTTCAAGATCGGCAAGAGCGGCATTCAGATCGAAGCGAAAGAGGATGTGAAAGCGCGCATCGGTCGTTCCCCGGATAAAGGGGATGCGATTTTGCTGGCGTGGTACGGGGCGCAGGGCTATGGGCGCGCCTCCGTCGAGTTCGTGTGAGGTGAGCAATGATCATCGCAAGCATCCGCATTACGGGCTATCGCGGCCCCCAAACCAACACCCTGTATCTGCCCCCCGGTGAGTATACGGTGGGGGATTTCGACATCGCGGCGCATACGGTGCCGGAGGCCCTGGCGCGGTATCTCGTCGACACCGGGCAGGTGACGGCGTATGCGGTCCAGGCCGAGGAGCCGCCCCCCGGTGAGACGGGTCAGGAACCGCTGGTTGAGTCTGCGCCTGAAGAACCGACGGCAGACGCCCCGGACTCTGGCGAGGAGATCGCCATCACAGGCGAGGCGACGATGGCCTTAGAAGCGCCCGATCCGTGGCAACCGCTGCCAGTGATGGACGACGCGGCCCGGCAGGAGGCCCTCGCGGAACTGGACGCGATGACGGTCGACGAGCTGCGCGATCTGGCGGCACGCCAGGGCGTGGAGCTGCCCGCCTATCGTCTCAAGAAAGCGGACCTGATCGCCCTGCTGATGCCGTAAACGAGGCGTTTGATGGCTGCTGTAGTATCAGACCGCACGCGCGTGCCTCTGAGTCAGGGCGCGGCGCTGCTCCAACGCTGGGATCGCGAGTACCAGGCCGCCAAGCGCGCGCCGAGCGTGATCTGGCCCGCCGATATGTATGGCTGGTATGGCGAACCGCCGCCGGTCGAAGTCACGGCGACGCCGATCCATTACCGCACCAGCGAGGCGGTCAATGCGGCGGTCAAGGAATTCGCCAACCGGATCGCGTCGACGGCGCTGCTCCTGTACCAACACACGAGCACGGAGGGCGAGCGCGAGGAACTGAAGGCGCACCCGGCCCTGACGCTGCTGCGCAACCCCAATCCGTTTCTGCGGCGCTGGGATTTGGTGTGGCACACCGTCGCCGACCTGAAACTGGCGGGGAATGCCTACTGGTTCCTGGCCGGGCCAGCATCGGGCGAGCCGGTAGAGATCTGGCGCTGCGCGCCGCAGATGACGCGCATCGTGCGCAGTACGCGCGAGTACATCGGGGGCTACGTGACGGAGGTCGACAGCCGGCTGATTCCGCTCCGGCGCGAGGAAGTGATCCACTTTCGCGCGCCCAATCCGGTGCTGGTCGACACGCTCTATGGCCTGGGGGACCTGGCGGTCGCGGCGCTGGCCGCGCAGACCGGGCGCGAGATGGCCGAGTGGAACCGCAAGATGTTCGCCCGGGATTTTGCGGTGCCGGCGGGCGTGGTGAACATCGAAACGAATATGTCGGATTCCGACTACGAGCGGATGAAGGCGGAATGGCGCACGTCCTACGGCGGCAAAGAACGCCGGACGGCCTTTCTGCGCGGCGGCAAGGTGCAATTTCAACCCATCGGCCTCTCGCAGAAGGACGTGGACTTCCTGGAAGGGGCCAAATGGGAGGCCGAGAAAATCTACCGGGTGTTCGGCACGTACCATCTGCTGCCCGCCGAGTTCGCCGATGACCGCAAGGTCAACGAGCGCCAGTTCCTGGAGAACCACGCCTGGCCCCTGTTGATCTACCTGGCCGAGACGCTGACGGACGAGTATTTCAGCTTTTGGGGACCGCGCGATGGCGCGGGGTTGTTGGAAGCGGCGTTTGAGGACATCCGGCCCCGCGAGCGCGCGCTCGATCTGGAAGAGGAACGCGAAGAGGCGAAGGGCATCACATTGAACGAATGGCGCGCCGCGCGTGGCAAAGATCCGCTCGACGGCGGTGACGACGTGCTGTTCGTGCACGTCCAGGCGGGCGACAAGGTGAAGTTCGAGGTGGACGCGCTGCCCCCGCCGCCCGAACCGCCCGCGCCAGTCGCTACGCCGCCTGATGAACCCCCGCCACCCCCGGAGGCTCAGGGCGCGCAAGAGAATGCCGAGGAGCGCGAGAGCGCGGGTGACGAGGTGGGCGACGAGGTGGGCGAGGTGGCGGATAAGAGCGCCGTCCACCGGGAACTGGCAGCCTGGGAGCGGTTCGCGCTGCGGCGGGTGGGACAGCCCTTAGAGCGCACCTTTAAAACTGAAACCATCCCGCCGTTTCTGGCGGACGTGGCGCGCGCGGCACTCACCGACTGTCAGGATGGGCAGGCGATTAAGACCGTCTTTGAGCGCTTGCATGATCTGGCCGAGGGCCGCTGGCCGGGCGCGAAATCGAGTTACGGCCCGCCGTCCGGCACGGTCGTGCTGACACTGAGCGACGTCGAAGACATCCTGCTGGTCCAGCAGGTGGCGCAGCGCAGTATGGCCGCCGATGCCCCGGCGCGCTGGACGCCGCGCGAGCAGCTGCACGTGACCGTGATCGACGCGCCGCTGGTGGACGAGCCAGCCTTCCGCCAGATCTTCCAGGAAACGGTCGGATTTGCGGCGCTCGACCTGCGCGCGCTGCGCGTGACGACCTTCGAGGGCGACGGCGAGGCGGTGCCCATCGTGGCGCTGGTGGACCCGACCGACGCGCTGCGGGCGCTGCACGAGCTGATCTGGGCCGGGTTTGCGGCGCGCGGCATCGCCGTCTCGGAGTACAGCCAACCCGATCTCTGGACGCCGCACATTACCCTGGGCTACGTCGAGCGGGCCTACCGGGACACGATGGGCCTGATGCCCGACCTGGCGCTGGAATTCGGCTGCCGCGCCGACACGCTGGCCTTTACGCGGGGCGAGTATGAGACCATCCACGCCCGCGCGGGGGGGGTGGCACTGGTGGCCTTGCCAGAGTCAACGCCCGAACCGGAGTCGATGAAGGCGATCCAGGCGACACGCCTGGACTTCGAGGCCGAGTTCGAGACGCTGCTGACAGCAGGCCGCGATGGCCACGTGGACCGGCGCGAGTGGGCCTCACGGACCCGCACGCTGCTGCGTAAATACGGAGAGAAAGCCTATCGCGATGGCCTGGCGGACGGTGGCGTCACCTATGGCGAGGATGAGCCACTGGACCCGGACGACCGCTCGACATTAGGCGGCCTGCTCGCCACGCAGAGCCAGTACGTGACCGAGTTGGGGCGAGTGTTATTCCGCACCGAGAGCGGGGTGAGCGAGGGACAGGCTGCCGTCAAGCCGGGCTTGTGGTTCAACAAGAGCGTGCTGCCGCTATATCAGGCGGGCCGGTTGAGCGCCGACAAGAACGGGATGTATCTCTTTGTCTTGGGTGATACTGAAAAACATTGTAAGGATTGCCTACGGTTGTCAGGGCAAATTCATCGACATAAGGATTGGGGTCGGCGAAATCTGATACCCCCCACCGAAGCGACTGAGTGTAAAGGATACCTGTGTGATTGCAGGCTAGTCAAAACAACGGAACGCGCGCGCGGGCGCTTTTAAAGAAGACGCTGAGGACAAGGCTCATCGTAATGTTCAACCAACACGTGACAGGCGCGACACAAGGTAATGAGGTTAGACAGGCTATTAGCCCGTTTGTAGTCGCCTTCAAATGCTCGATAGGGAATGATGTGATGAACATCTATGCGCACGGTCCTGGTTTTTCTTTGGCCGCATCGCTGACAGCGAAAATCATCTCGTTTAAGCGCTTGGCGGCGCTGGTAAAACCAATTCGAGCCGCGAGCAGGGTATGCAGTGCCGCCCTTGTAATTGTGATTGCCCTCGCCTTCCATACGTTGACCATTGTTTCGATCTCGGCATTCAGCAGAACAAAATCGGCTTCCGCGCACCTGAAAGTAGGATTTCAACAGCGGATAGGATTTGCCGCATTGTTCGCATTCGCACTCAACGTATTCCGTATTGACATGAGGCTTGGCCTGGCGCGCTCCAAATTCCGACCGGCATTGACTGGAACAAAAGCGATTGGGGCGCGATACCCAATTCTGAAAGGCATTGCCGCACCATTCGCAGATATAGGTCTGCCATTTTTCGGGATTATGTCCCGGTTTGATTCGATGCTTGAAAGCGCACTGTGGGCTGCAATATTTCTTCTTCTTGCCTTTGCGGAATTCAAATTCCGTTCCACATCCAGGGCAGACTCGCGTTTCTCGATGAGTTTTTCGGTAATCAGCTTTCCAGCAGTCACGCGAGCAATATTTTCTGCCAGGATGTTTGGAGTCCGAAAAAACAGCGCCGCATTGTGGGCATATTTGAGGACTTATCATCGCATCGGCTCCTACAGATCCTACTTGCGAGGATGTGGGCAAGCGGTAGGACGCGCTGTTCGCGCGGTTCATGAGGCCGCACTAGCCCACGCCTTGATTATACCGCAAAGGTACGCGGAGGCATAAAAATGCCATACGAATCTGTGAATGACGAATCGCTACCGAAGCACGTCCAGGCGCTCTCCGAGGAGAAACGCCGCCAATGGATCGCCGTCTTCGAGCGCGTGTTGGACGACACCGGCGATGAAGGCGACGCCATGAGGCAGGCCAATGCTGCCGTCAAGGGCGATAGGGGCGCAGCCACCCGCGTCAAAGCGCTCGACGACGTCGGGCGCATCGGCGGCCACCTGGTGGTGTGGGGTAGCCCGGCGCGCAAGGACCTGCAAGGCGAATATTTCACGCCGGAGACAGATCTGGCGCTCGATTGGTACCCGCGCCGTCCCGTCCTCTACCACCACGGGCTGGACGGCACGATGCAAATCAAGGCTATCGGCCAGATCGAGTCCATGATGCCCGACGACGTGGGCCTGTGGGTCGAAGCGCAATTGAGCCTGCGCGACCGATACACCCAGGCCGTCTGGAAGCTCGTCCAAAACGGCGCGCTGGGCTGGAGCAGCGGCAGCCTGCCGCACATGGTCCAGGTGGCGCGCGACGGCCAGATCAAGCGCTGGCCGGTGGTCGAGGGCAGCCTGACGCCCATGCCCGCCGAGCCGCGCGACACGGATGCCATCAGCCTGAAGCATTACAGTGATGCGCAGGCTGTTACCTCAGCATACAAAAGCGCCGGGCTGACCGTGCCCGACCTGGTAGCGCCGGAGTCCGCCAGTGAGGGCGACGCGGCCAGAGACCAGGCGGGGAGCGAGGATGCCGGGGCGTCTCAGACATACGACAGACCACTATCTCCTATGGAGGGCAATCCCATGCCTGATGTTATCGACGCTGCGAAAGTGCAGCAGATGATCGCCGAGGGCGTCAATGCCGTCCTCGCGCAAAAACAAGCGGAGGCCGATCAAGCGGCGCTGGTAGAGAAGGCCGCGCGGGTCGATACGCTGGAAGCCGAAAACGCCACGCTCAAGGCACAGACGACCCCGGGGCAACCGGCCCGCCGTCTGCCCGGTCACACCGACGACGAGGGCGGCGAAGCGACTCTCGACGCCTTACTCCCCCTCGATGAGACGGCCACGAAAACCCTTATCCCGATCATCCAGGTCATGTCCCCTTACGACAATCTGTCGGCGGCAGATATGGCCTATGGGTGGACGGTCTTGCGCGGCCTGCGTCACGCGGGCAAGGCGCTCGATCCCAGCGACGCCTTCAAAACCGCGCTGCTCGACAAGGCCTGGCGCGAAGGCTATCGCCTCGATCCGGCGGCGTTCAAGGAGCCGGCCTACCGGGCGATGAAAGCCAACGAGCTGATGCACTCGACTCTCGCCAACTACGGCGATGAGTGGGTGCCGGACCTGTGGGAATCGGAGCTGTGGCGCAAGGCGCGCGTGGACAACGTGATCCTCCCGTTGTTCCGCTCGATTGAAATGCCCAGCAATCCCTTCGAGCTGCCCATCGAGGGCACGGACCCGACGGTGTACTTCGTGCCCGAAACCAAGGACGAAGACGATCTGCTCTTGTCCGGGGCGGGCAATCCCATGCCTGACAGCCAGGTCGGGAGCGGCAAAGTCACCCTCTCGGCCAAGAAATTCGCCGTCCGGGTCGGGTTCTCGGCGGAACTGGTCGAGGACTCCATCGTGCCGGTGTTGTCGCTGTACCGGGAGCAGGCCATCCGCGTCATGGAAGACGCCATCGACAACGTACTGCTCAACGGCGACACCGAAGCCGGCGCGACGGGCAACATCAACAGCGACGACGAAGCGCCTGCCGCGACGAACAAGTTCATGGCGTTTGACGGCCTGCGCAAGCTGCCGCTGGTCACCACCACGGCGAACAAGCTGGATGCGGCGGGCGCGCCGACGGCCTCGCTGATGCGCCAGGCGCGGTTCCTGATGTCGAATCGCTATGCGCTGCAACCCAAGCAGTGCGTCTACCTCGTCGACAGCGGCACGTATGGCAAGCTGCTCGAAGCCAACGAGATTGTCACCGTCGACAAGTACGGTCAGAGCGCGAGCATCCTGACCGGCGAGGTCGGCGTGATCTACGGCGTGCCGGTCCTTCCCACGGCGGAAATGGCACTGACGGAAGCCGATGGCAAGCTGTCGTATGACACGCCGTCCAACAACACCAAGGGCCAGGCGGTGTGCGTCTACCGGCCCGGGTGGGTGGTGGGCTACCGCCGCCGCATCGCCGCCACGATGAGCTACCTGCCGTACTACGACGCCTACCAGCTGGTGGCGACGATCCGGCTGGCGTTCATCAATTTCGACGGCGAAATAGCGAGCGCGCTTTACAACATCACCGTCTGATAGTCTGGCGGTTCAATGGACACGAAATGGGGGCGGTCCGCCGCCCCCTTCAGGAGAGTGACCCATGCTTCAAGAAGCGATTGGAGTGAAGAACCCGGCGATGGCCTTCGGGCCGTTTATCGACGCCGCTGTCGCGGCAAGCCAGACCGATGCTCAGCTGGTCGTCGTCGGGGTTGCCAATGACGGCATCGTGATGCCGAAAGCGGGCCATATCGTCGGGCTGCTGTGGACGCTCAGCGCAGCGGCCTCGGCGGGGACGCTGACAATCGGCGCGTCCATCGATGGCACGGAGAACGCCAACACCCGACAAACGGTGACGACGGCGGTCGAAGGCTACGCAGCCTTCAAGACGAACGATGTGGCCCCCCGCTTTGCGGCGGGCAACCAGATCGGGGTGGAGATCACGACCGATGGCACGTGGAACGCGACGACGGCGGACCTGGCCGTGTGGCTGGTCGTGGCCTTCGAAAACTGGGAGATGTAGCGGATGGCCCTGCGCGAACTGCGAGTCACGACCACCGGCACGGCGGGCAGCGCCACCGGCACGGCGACGCTGGGATTTGATCAACGTCTGTGTCTGCTGGAAGCGATCAAGCTGAATTACCACGCCAGCGCCCCGGCGACGACGGACGTGAGCATCGTCGAGACAGAGGGCCTGGGTCGCGAGCTGCTGGCCGTCGCCAACACCGCCACCGACGGCGTGTACTATCCTCGCCACGCGCTGCACGATGCGAACGGGGCGGAGGGCGCGGGACTGGTCCCTTACGTGGTAGAGGGGCCGATCCAGGTCAACGTGGAAGGGTGCGACGCCCTGGCCGACGCGGTGGTGGTCACGCTACAGCTGGTCGAGAACCCGCGCGTCCACTGATGTTCGCCGTCGACCTGGTCGTGGACGATACGGCGCTCCAGGCGCTGCGCGAGGCGCACCGGCGTATCCCGGATGCGATTGCGCGCTACGTCCGGCGCGAGCTGCGGCCCTACGCCAGCCAGCGCGTCGATCGGACGCTGCGCCAGGCGCCGGGGCCGGTCGTCTACCCGATCCAGTGGACTTCGGCGCGCCAGCGGCGCTACGTCATGGCGAAGCTGCGCGCGGACGGGAACCTGCCCTACCAGCGCACCGGACGCTACGTCCGGGGCTGGCACGTGGAGGGCGACTATACCGACGTGTTCAGCGGCATCACGCTGCGCCACGACTGGGACGGCGCGACCTACGTCGGCGGGCGGCAGCAGCAGGCGATGCACCAGAACACCGGCTGGCCGAACGCGGTGGAGATCGCGCAGGTGTTGAGTATCGAGTTAACGGAGCGGATTGAAGTGGGCTTGCCCCTCGTCATCCAACAGGCGATAGCGGCGTAAATGGCGGCGTATGGAGATACGGATCTGGTCACACTGGCGGCGGTCAATGCGCAGCTGTTGGGCACGACGCCGCCCATCAACGCAGGTGATGATGCGGTGCTGACTCGGCTGATCGGCGCGGCCACCGACTTCATGACCGAGTTCTGTCTGCGGTCATTCCTGCCTGTCCGGGCGAGCCGTGCCCTGGATGCGCGCGGCCTGCACGTGGATGGGGCCTGCCTGAACGTCGGGGCCGATCTGCTGGAGATCGTCACGCTGACCAACGGCGACGGGACGGTCATCACCAGCGGCCAGTACGCGCTCCTGCCACGCGCCGGGTATCCCAAGTATGGGATCGAGCTGCTGCCATCTTCGTCTCTGGTCTGGACCGACGACGGCGTGGACTGGCAGGGCGCGATCACCCTCGACGGCCTGTGGGGGTATCACGAGGCCTATGATCGGGCCTGGGTCAACACGCTGGACAGCGTGCAGGATACGGGCGGCATTACTGCCGCGACGACGACGATCAAAGTGACCGATGCCGATGGCCTGGACGCGCGTTACCAGACGCGGTTTGCGGTCGGGCAGCTGCTCAAAGTGGAGAGCGAGTTTCTGAAGGTGCTGGCGGTGGTGGCCGCCGCCACCAACCAGTTGACCGTGCTGCGCGGCGCGAACGGCACGACGGCGGCCACGCACGCGAAGGACACGCCGCTGTACAGCTACGCGCCCATGCGTAACCTGGAGCAAATCTGCATCGCGCTGGTGGCCTGGCTGTATCGCAATAAGGGCAGCGCGGGCGACCAGATTCAGGTGCTGATGGAGGGCACGCGCATCGTGAGCGGCGAGGTGCCGCGCCTGATCATGGACGTGCTGGAGGACTATCTGCGGCGATGAGCCAGATCACGATTGAAGAGATCGAGGACGCGCTGGTGCCCTTCTTTCAGACGATTGACGGCCTGGTGACGGTGTGGACGGATTTCCCGGACGAGATGCAGAGCCGGGAGCTGCCGGCGGTGGTTCTGTCGCCGAAGGCCGCCAGCTACGACCGCGAGACCTATGGCGCGGACAGCTTGCTGGTGCGCCGGGAGTGGCGCGCGGTGCTGTTCGCCGCCGAAGGTGCGCAGGGGCGCGAATTCCAGTCCGAACAGGCGGCCAAGCCGTTTTTGACCCGCCTTCCTGACGCGCTGGCGGCGCTGGGGCGGGTGGTCCTGGACGACGGGCGCGGCTTCGACGCGCTGCTGCACGGGCGCGGCGACCAGGGCGTGGGGACGATGACTTACAACGGGCGACCGTACATCGGCACGAGCGTGAGTTTTACGGTGGAAACGATCACCTATATCGAGGAGCAATGACCATGCATGACAATGAGGGTTTCGAAGTGCGTCGGGGCGGCGTCGTCTCGACCACGACCAACCGGTCCATCTTCGGCCAGCGGCTGGCGGCCGGGCGCGGGACGATCACCAAGCCTGTGCCGGGGCTGCCCGGCGTGTTTTTCAAGGTGCTGCCCAGCGAGGTGGCGCGCCTGACGGCGGACGAAGTGGCCCGGATCACCCAGCAGGCGCGGGAGTGGTTTGCCGCGCCCCCCTTCAAGAGCAAAGCGGGCGACAGCGCGTAAGCGCCTCCCGCCCATCAACAGGAGCGTAAAGGATGGCATACGCAGCGCAAGTGATTCAGGCGGGCTTTCGCACCGCCAAGCTGCACCGGCTCGACACTGCCGGCTACGCGATGGGGCTGCTCGGCACCCTGGCGAACGGCGAGGACAGCGGCTCGTATGAACTGCTGGCCGTCAAGACTGCCGATCTCCAGGTCCCGGAGCCGGAGCAGACGAACATCACCGGCGACGACCAGTTCCAGGGCGCGTTCACCTGGCCGCTGGGCGCGGCCCCGCGCGGCAGCGTTGAGGCCGCCGTGTTCGATATGGACCTCAACGTCGCCCTCGAGGGGATCAAGAAAGTCACGGAGGGTGGCCTTGAGATGCAGGTGCTCGGCGCGAAAGAGGCCGATCCGAAAGATATCTGCCTGATCATGCAAAGCTCGGCCTTCAGCAAGACCTCGGGGTATGTGGGCCTGTCGAAAAAGTTCGGCCTGCTCGTCCCCAAGGCCTCGGCGGTCGTGCTGGGCATCGGCACGTTCACGGAGCGGCAGGCGCTCAACGCCCGGCTCGCCCTGACGGTTCAGAGCGCGGACACCTATCCCTGGGGCAAAGCGTTCACCCTGGCGACTGAGGGCGCGACCGAAGGGTTGATGATCCCCTTCACCAGCGACTACTTCGTCGACCTGCACGCCTTTGTCGGGGATGGCACGACCGACGACGTAGTGCTGGACCGCACCCCGGCGGGCGACGATACCGCCTCGCCGCAGCGGGTGTTTGTCTATGTGAATGGCGTGGCGAAGACGACCACGACGCATTTCACCGTGACGGTGGCGACCAAGACCGTGACCTTTACGGCAGGCAACATCCCCTCAGCGGGCCAGAAGGTCGAAATCCGCTACGAGTACGTCTAAAAAAGCGATTAGCCATTAGGCGCGCAGCGCGCGTAGTTAGCTTTTAGCTAAGAGCTAACGGCTAACAGCTAACAGCTGAGGAGCTACGCATGGCGAAACGACAACGGGCGGCGGTGGGCGATCCGCTGTGGCCCACCCAAACCTTTACCTATGGAGAAGGCGAGCGCGCGGTAACGATCACGGTCGAGCGGCAGACGGGCTACCATTCGGTGCTGGTCACGCGCATCCTGGCCGCGCTGGCGACGCCTGCCGACGAGGTGGACCGGATCTACCAATCCACCTTTGCGCGCGCGGTGGCGCAGTCGGTGGAGATCGAGGGTCTCGACGTGGCGTTTCCGGAGACCGGCGCGTCGCCGGACGAATGGCGCGCGGCCTACGACCTGTTCCTGCGCATGTCGGGCAAGCTGCTCGACACCTGGTATGAGGCGCTGCAGGACGTGGATCGCGCGCCGAACGCGCAGGAGTTCTGGCCGACGCACCGGTTGACCGAGGACGAGCGAAAAAATCTGAGGAGCGCCGGGCGGAATGGCAGGCCGCCGTCTGGCGCGACCTCCGACGACTCGACGAGCGCCAAGCCGACGGTGACGGCGACCTGATCGAACCCGACATCGGGTTCAACTATCCCCGCGACACCATCTGGCCCCTGTTCCGGTTCTGGCACCAGACGGGCCAGGAAGCGGGGATTCTGCTGGCGCTCTGGGGCCGGTTCCAGTACGACCTGATGTTCCTGGAGGATTTCGGCACGTGCCTGGAGGCGCTGGACTTCAAGCGCCGCCTGGACGAGACGCAGAAGGTGTTTGGATTGGTGAGCGATGCCGCCGTCGATCTCTGAAACGCTGGTCCGGCTCAAACCGGACCCGCAAAACGTCCAGGTCACCAAACAGGTGGACGCGCTGTATGCCCGCCTGGCCGCGATGCGCGCCGAGACTGGGCGATTGAAACAGGAGGCGGCAGGACTATCGAGCGAACTGCAACGGGTGGGGCGGGCGTCGGATCCGTCCAATGTGGATCGTCTGCGCCAGGCCAACCGGGGGTTGGCAGACCAACTCCTGCGGAACGAACAGCAATTCCGCGATTTCAGAGATGAAGTCGAATTGACAGGCGCGGCAGTTCAGAAGGCCGATCAGCAAATGGTCGCCGCGCGCGGGCCCCAGCAGTATGCGGATAACGTTCGTGCCGCGACCGATCGCACACGTGGCTTGCGGGCAGGCGCGCAAGCGATCAGCAGCATCGGTTCTGCGGCAGCATTTGCCTTGCCATCTGGGGTGGCGACAGGCGCGCCCGGCGCGGTCTTGCGTGCGGTCGCGGGAATACAAACGCTAGAGGCCGAATTGTCGCCCCTGGCGACACAAGCGGTCGCGGCTGCGGGCGGCATAGGCAACCTGGCGTTGGGTTTGGGTGTGGCAGGCATAGCCGTCGGCGCATTGGTCGTTGGTATGAAACTACTCAATGACGCAGCAGAAGCGCGGCGCGCGTCGGTGCAGGACGAAATCCGGTTTGCGCAGCAGGAAACAGACATCCGCGCCCGTGCCCGTGAGATGACGACCCAACAGGCACGCGAGGAACTGGACGCCAATCAGCAAAAATTCGAAGACAACCGCCAAGAACTGGAATTTTTGCTGGAGCGGCGGCGGCAAATCGCTGAAAACCAGGGCTTCCTGGAATTCGCGGGCGATACATTGGGCGTCTATAACGTGGGGCTGGAAGAACTTGATAAACGCCTTGGTGAAGTCATTGATGAACAACAGGATTTAACTGAGGCGCAAGGCATCTGGCGCGACGCGCTCTCTGACGGCGCGACGGCAGCCAACGATGCGGCAGCCGCAGAGGAAGCGCTGGCGGATCAGCGCCAGAAAGCCTCCCAGGAGGTCTTGAGCCAGCTGCAAGAAGACTCGCGCTACGAATTAGACTTGCGGCGAAAGGTCGCCACCTACAGCACGGATCAGGTTGGAAAAGAGGTTGAGGACCTGACGCGCCGGCGCGATGCCGAATTGCATAACCAGGACCGGCTCAATGCGGCGCTTGAAGAAGGGCGTATCACAGGCAAGGATTATCTGGCACAAATGGCGGCCTCTTTTGAGGCAGTCGAGCGCTTGAACATTGCCATCGCCGACGATAACACGCTGGTGCTGGATGCGGCCCGCGCACGTGAAACGGAAGCGCGGACCATTGAACACTCCGTTGCATTAATTGATAGCCAGGCGACGGCCTTGCGCAGAGTCCGCAGCATAGAAGAGGGGCGCGAGGCGGCGTTGAAGGCTCAGGATCTGCGCGAAGACTTCGCCGATAAGACGGCGGAGATCGAGGCCAAGCGCGGCACCGAGACGATCCAGGAACAGGAAGATTGGGCGCTCAAGCAGACCCGCGATCTGGCGGAGCATTATCGCGATCTCGCCAAAGTAGACCAGGACTATTACGAGAAACGCGCCGACATCATCGCCAGTCTGGGCGAGACGGCGGATGAAGAACGCCAAAAACAGGTGAAGGCCCTCGACGCCTACAACAAAGAGGACCTGCGCCGCACTGAGGATCACCTGCTGAAACTGGGCGACATCGAGCGCGACACGCGCCAGAAAATCCGGGACGCTGCCGCCACGCTCGACGCGCGGGCTGTCATCGCCGCCCAGCAGGGAGGCGCGCAGCAGATGGGCGCCGAGAACCGCCAGTACACCCTGGAGCGCCGCCGCCGCGCCGAGGATTTCCAGGACCGTCTCGACGAACTGGACGACGAGCGCGACGCGAAGCTGGCCGCCGGGCAGCAGGCGCTCAAGGACCTGGACAAGCAGCACAAGCAGGAACGGACGGCGCTGCAAACCGAATTCCGCCGCAAACAGCAGCTGGAAGCCGAGGACCGGCGCATCCGCCTGGAGCGGCAGCAGCAGGCCTGGCAGAACGAGGACAACGCGCGCCAGACTCAATACGGCAAACAACTCACCAGCCTGGGGAATTTCCATGCCAGTGTGGAAACGGCCACCACGACACATCAAAAGACTGTGACCAGCATCACGCAGTCTGGCATGGGGGCGACTGAGTTGGCCTTTGCTCAATCGTTGGAACGAATGCGGGCCAGCGCCGCCGCCCTCACACCGCCCGGCGCCGTCGGGTCGCCGCTGGTGGGTCCAGGGGGCGGGCGGTTCATTACGCCCTACGCGGGCGGCGGCTGGCCCACGCTCGGCCAGGACGCGCTGCTCGGCGAACGGGGGATGGAGACGGCCCGCTTCTACGGCGGCCCCTGGCGCGTGTTCGCGCACGGCGAGCGCCTGCCCAAGGAACACATTACCGTCAATGTGCCCATCACGCTCGGCGGCGGTGGCGCGCCCTCGGCGCTGGCCTCGGCCCGCGAGCAAGCGCGTCTGGAAGGCTTTCTCAAACGAGTGGTGCCGCGCCTGATGGTCGATTTTATGGAAGGCCGGGCCTCGTGACCACGCACCAGATCGCCATCGGCTGGGACCAGATCGACGCGCTGCAAAACGTGGCAGATAAGCCGGTCAAGCTGTTCGAGCCGCGCTCGCCGCTGACGGCCCCCGCGCGCCGTCTGACGCTGTTGAACCGCGCGCGCCAGGCCGACGGCTACACGCTGACGCGCTGGGTGTATGCGGATTACCTGACGACGACCCGGCTGCGCCAGCTGCTGGAGCAAATGGGGCTGCGCGCGGGCGCGGTGGAAATCGACAGCCGGGACGTGACGGTGCGCACGCCGGGCGAGGACCGCGATTGGGAATACTGGAACGGCACCATCTACCATCCCCGCTCGGAATACACCTTCGCGCGGTTTGGCGAGACGGTATTCGAATTGGCACTGGTCGAGTATTTGCCGCGCGCGTTTTCGAGCGCCTTTACGGGAGAGTTTGAATAATGGCTGACACGGTGCGGACGTTGAGCGCGCTTCAGGCGCTGCTGCCGGACAATACCAGTAAGGCGATTTCCGCCCAGGACCTCCGGGACGTTTTGATCTCCGCCGTCGGGTCTCTCTATGGCCGCGCGGTGAGCGCCAGCGACGATCTGGACGCGAACGATATTGTGATTGCCGCCACCGGCGGCGCGGGGGGGATCACGCTGACCCTGCCTGCCGTCGCCACCTCCCAGTATAAGGTCTACGCGGTGGTCAAGGTCGACGCGGGCGCGGGCGCGGTCACGCTCGATCCTGCTGGCGCAGAGCAAATTCGAGGAACTACGACGTATGCTTTAAGCGCGCAATACGCTGCTGCAATAATCTGGTGCGATGGAACCGCTTGGCATGTTCTAGCAAATGCATAGGTTCAAATATGATATATGTGTGGTATAATACAGACAATAATATAACCCCGGCAATGCCACCAGCATTCCGGGGCCGAGACAACCTGATTAGGAGGTCGTCTATGTCTGATTCTACCACAGTTCGTTGCGCAGATTGCGGTAAACCCATCGAGTATAGAGCGGTGCGCTGTTGGGCATGTTATAACGCGCATCGTTTGCATCAGGCGAAGCTAAAAAATCCCGCCTATAATCCTCATCCTGTTTGCATAGAATGCGGCGCAGAACTGGCTAATCATTGCGCTTCTCACTGCTCGGCTTGTCGTGATAAGCGTGGAGAGAACAACCCTAACTGGCGCGGGGGCCGCACAATATGTCCTCAATGCGGCGGGAAAAAGAGTCGTCCTGGCAAAATCTGTCAAACATGCCGCAAGTCCTCTCTTAATGGACGGCCAAAATGCCAAAACTGCGGTAGAGATTTATCACGGTATCGTGGAAATACATCGGGTTTATGCCAGAAATGTTACGTGGGTGAGAAAACAGCCCGTTGGAATCCTGCTTTGACAGCTGAACAGCGCGAGAAGGGCCGCACATTACAACCGGGATATTTTGATTGGCGGGAAGGCGTATTTCAACGAGATCATTTTCAATGCCAAAAATGCGGAGATGATCGTGGGGGAAATCTTAGGGCGCATCATGTTTTATCCTGGAAGGACCATCCTGCTTTACGAACCGATATTGAGAACGGTATCACCTTATGTGATACCTGTCACCGCACATTTCATCGCCTATATGGAAATTCCGGCAATACGCGAGAACAATTGAACAATTTCCTCGACGGGGGGGTAGTCTGATGCCCGTTCTGTCCGTGACCGACCTGGCCCGCTGGCGCGCGCATCCGCAGCGCGTGACCGGCCACGTGGCGATCTGGGAGCCGGATCGGATCGCGCGCCGCCGCGTCAACCAGGGCGCATTCGCCTACCCGGTGTCGCAGTTGCAGTTCGACAACCCGGACGGCGACACGGGGAGCATGGCCGAGGTCGAGGCCGACATGATGATCGGCGTCTCGACCAGCACGGGGGTCTTCAAGGGCTGGACGCGGGCGCTGCGCGCGCCGTCGGGCAGCGCCGTCTATCTCCATCCCACCGGCCAGGGCGATGTCGAGTTCGCCGACGACGACATCCTGGACTTCTGGGACGATTTCCGGCCCTACGCGCTGATCCCCTATATCGACCCGGCCACCGGCACGCTGTACAAGAATTACGACGAGGCCTACACCGACCAGACCGACGACTTCGCGCCGGTGGCGAACGCCAACCCGTCGACGCTGGCCGGGACGGTCGATGCGGCCACGAACCGGCTGCGCGTGTCCTTCGATGCCCTGGGCGAGCTGCCCAGCTACGCGATGGCGACGTCGGCGACGCTGGCGGCTTACGCCTGGGCCATCAAGGACGGCGAGATCATCAGCGGCACCCTCACCAGCCCGGCGCTGACCGTCGATTTTCCGCCGGGCAAACGCTGGGTGAAGCTGACCCTTACCGACAGCAACGGCAAGACGGCGATCAAGCGCGTGCCGATCTGGGCCGCCGACGACGGCGCGTTCGCCTTCCGGCGCGTGGTCCTGTCCCGCCGCGCCTACAGCCATGAGGCCGGCTGGGAACTGTCGCTCGATCTGCTCGATCCGGACCTGAGCGGCATTCCCGACCAGGCGCTGGTGATTTTCGTCAAGGACGAGTATTTTGGCGCGTATCACGGTTCCATCCTCAGCCCCGTCGCCTTCCTGGGCTGGCTCACCGACGAAACGCTCCAGATGGAAGCGCTGTGGGTCGACCACGCTGTCAACGCGCTGGGGCCGCTGGGCCTGCTGCGCCAGCGTCCGGCCTTCCCGCAGACGATGCGCCGCAAAGCCGCGCCCGTCAAGTGGAGCCAGGTCAAGGGCCTGGACTGGTGGAAAGCCGTCGTCTACCTGCTCAAGTTCCACTCGAATATCCTGGAACTGTGCGATCTGGAGCGGCCCGCCTTTTACGCCGACTATCCGGTGCCCCGCCTGGACACTGAGGCGGGCACCCTGGCCGATCCGCTGGATTTCCTCGCCAGCGCCGTCTTCGCGCGCGTGACCTGCGACCAGCGCGGGCGGCTGTACCTGCGCCGCGTGCCGCATACCATGACCGACGCCGAGCGCAGCGCCTGGCCGCCGGTCGTCGAGCTGGCGGCGGCGGATTTGGCGGCGGATGAGCAGGCGCAGGGCCCGCAGTTCGAGCGCGCCCACGCAGACGGTTTGGCCTGGTTGCGCAGCTCCGCCCTGATCGCCGATCCCGCGACCTCGGTGCCCCTGCTGGCGATGGCACCCGGCAAGACGCCCGCCCAGGGCGAGATGGTCGACAGCCTGGACCGGCTGCTGGTGCTGTCGCAGGCCGAGTTCAACGAGCGGGTAGGGCACGTCTACGCCTACCGGCAGGGACGGCGCGATGGCGCGCGGGCCTTCCGGCAGGGGACGCTGGCGCTGGCGCACGGGGGCGACGTGATCGACCCCGCCTGGCAGGAGCCGGTCGCGCTGACCCTCGACGAGTCGACCAACCGGCGCGGCTTCGCCTTCGACCAGGCGCGGTTTATTCCGAGCGCGCTGGATATTCTGTATGATCATGCGGCAGGCACCGGCCTCGAACGGCTGACGGTCGAAGAAGAAGCGCGCGGGGCGGACGCGGCGACTGAGGCAGTACCCTCGGAGGTCGTGACCGACCAACCGGCGACGCCCTGGATTCCGCCGATTACGGTCGTGCCTCCCCCGACGCCGCCCGCGCCCCCCGGCGCGCCCGAACTAGTCTATGCGGCGGATGCGCTGCTGCTGCGGCGGACGCGCGACTGGTCGAGCGCGACGCCCACCTGGGAGACGGTGTTCGCGCCGCCGTCAGGGTGGATCATTCTGGATTGGATGGTCGATTTCCTCGATCCCGTCAACACGGCGCAAGTCGTAATTGCTGACAGTGGCGGCGCTATTCTCATTTATGGCACGACCGACCTGGATGTCACGACGCCCACCTGGACCTTGCTGCGGACGCTGCCGAGCGGGCATTCAAGCGCGCATTTGACGCCCACTGTGCAGTTCGCTAACACCTGGTTCCTGCGTGCCACCTATTCGGGCGGTATAGTGAAAGTTTACCATACCCACGACAACTGGGCTACAGTCACTAGTGTAGATGCTGCTACGTGGACTGGCGCGTCAAACGACTCTGCTTGTGGGTTCGTGCTCTCTGGACGTGCTGCCAGCCTGAGTGATGGTAAGGTCTATGTTGGTCACCTCAGCGCAGGCAAAGCAGCGCTGAAACGGTCTGACAACTTTGGAGCGACGTTTAACACGGTGTACGTCTGGGGGGACGGGCAGCAACCGACCGGGATGTGGATGCCCTGGCTCGACAATCCGGATGAACTGAAACTGTACGTCGGTCGACCCAGGAACGTAGCAGGGATAGCAGGGTACATCTATCGGTCAGCAAATGGGGGCACTACGATGATTGACGTGTCTCCCACGTACAACAGCATCATTTGGGGTCCGGGCGATCGCAATCGATTTATTACACGACCCATTCACTTGTTCGCTGCGAATCCATCACTCCCCGCTGCCTTCATTGGCTCGAAAGACGACGGCACATCTCACTTCTTCGTCAGCGATGTGGAGCCAGCATCTGGCGCAGACTGGGAGTACCGTAGCACGTTTCCAGCAGCAGCCTACAACATCGGTGGCTGGCCATTTGACTCAAACATCTATTTCGTTTCCGGCTTCGAGCACTTGTGGTACTCGACGGACGGCGGGTTCACCTGGGTCGATAAGGGATGGACTGGCTACAACCATGGCGTTTGGGCTGTCCCGATCTGGATCACATGATGATGCAGCGACGCTTTGACTCTGCCCTGGATCGCGCCCTGCGACGCGCCGCCAAACGCGCCGAGGTGCGCGGCCTGCTGGGACTGGCCGACGGCACGTTGTATGCCGAGACGGACCGGTCCAATTACGTCTATGCCCGGCTCCAGCTGCCCACCGGCGTGGTCGAGCGCGAGGTCTACTGCGCCAAAGTCGCGCCGGTCTGCAATCTGCCGGTCATCGTGCGGCAGAACACGCGCGGGGTATGGGAGGTCATGGAGGAGGACGCCGAGTTTGCGCCCGATTTTTGGGGCAGCGCGGGCGTGAGCGGCAATGCGGGGCGGCACGGCTCTCTACACTACTGGGGGTCACTCGATCCGACGTGGGTAGACCTACGTCAAGTCACTGCACTACGCGTCTATCCAACCGATCCGACATCTCTGATCGTGAATGTTGGCGGATGTTTGTACCGCTATGGCGGCCAGTGGAAGGCCTTGGGCGACACCACATTCGATCTGACTTCCCTAGTGCCAGCTGCATCTGGTCAGCGGCTGGTGATCGTGGGCCTGGATCGTGCCACGAACGTTGTGGCTGTCGTTTCTGGTACCGTTGACTTCAGCTACGACCCAACGTTGTGGTATGCGACGAGCGACATTGCAGCACTACTCAACACTGGAGCTGACGGTGCGTTCAAACCGGCGGCAGCTGTCCGCCTGTATGCTGGGCAGACGACTATCGAAGCCTACGACGTCTTCTCTTCTTGCCAACTGCCGGGCGGTCAACTCCAGGAGAGTGATGTGCCGCCCGTGTCGCTAGAGATGCGAGCAGGGGAAGCGCACGGTACGCTGGGAGTGACGCTGACAACACTCA